TTTTACGCGGTCTATGGCGTCGGCATTAACGCCAGTGTAGTCACCTGGAGTGAGTGGCGGTGAGTGTGCATTGCAGAAATCAGAGATTGCAGTGGTGGTATCTACCGCGCTCCGAAATTCTTCAACAGCTATTAAGTCAGTGGCATGTGTTTTAATTATTGCTACGATCATTAACTTGGCTCCATGATTAGATTCATAATCGATTCGCCTGGCGCAGTACCAGAGTCCCACTCCAGCTCACAGTAATCAGAATCTGCTACCACTGTTGACAGTGTTTCCACACCACCGAAACTGGAAAGATTTGTTAGTGTGATAGTTTCCTTGACAATTCCGTTGACGTGCAGTTTCATCACACTGCTAGTGCTAGCAGCTTTAGTGCGATAAGAAAGTTTTGTAATTGTACCCGCCGTAAGGGGTTGTCGGGTTTTAGCCTTACTGGTCTCGTCTGCATCTGATGACCTGCCGTTAGCTTGCATGAAACGACCCGCCATGTCTAACTTGGCTCCAAAAGAAATCAAAATTGTATCTGTTCCACCACCACCCGAATGAGAATGTAATGTGGTAACACTCCCGTCCGTTAGTTCATTAAGCGCTGCACCCGTTGCGGTTGTGTCGCTGTGACTTGCTACAGTGTGCGCTTCGTTGTGATGGTCGTTTGCTGTCTGGCCCGTTGTGCTCAAGTGGGTTACTGGACCACCCGAAGCGTTTAATATCCAGTTAGCTACACTAGCGGTACCGTTCGATTCATATCTATCGCCATTATCTGTATTGATAAAGTGGTCGCCGCTTGCGTTGGGCGCACTTGCCGGGGCGTTTGGTTCTCTTGTGATGTGACATCTTGCCATTATCCACACTCCTCTAGTAAAACAACATTACCGTTAATATCTTTATCGAATAGCGGGGTGCAATCGTCAAACAATGCATCTGCAAACGGATCGCTTACCACCGCATGCATATGAAGCGCGTCGGCATTACTTCCATCAGTTAGTGTGTCAAGCTCCGGACCTGTTGCGCTCGTGTCGCTATGGCTTGCCACAGTGTGTGCCTCGTCATGATGATCATCGGGCGTTTTTCCGGTTGTGCTCGCGTGAGTTACTGGACCGCCTGGCGTGGGTGTAGCTGGAACCCAGTTAGTGCCATCCCATTCTAAATGATCGCCACTGGTCGCGGCCGCTGTGCTGGTGTCAACGTCTTCATGATCGTCTATACTTCCTACGCCGCCATTGAAACTTGCGTTATTACTCATGGTATATCCCTATTTAAAATGATTTCATATTTAAAACTTCCAACCGACGTTTTAACTTTTATCTGTGTAACACTTCCAAGAATAGGCCAAATAATACTGCCGCGCTCTTGTATTTCTGTGTATTCGACACCGCCATCAAAACTTATTAAAACTCCAGCTGCACCCGCTTGCTTAGGAACTGTCATGAAAACCGTTCTTATATTCCCACCAGCAACAGCGGGAATATCGCTGGGACTTGCAGTTGCTGTTCCGTTGAAATGTTTTGTAGTACCCGCATTGCTGGGAATAATAGGCACTGGAGTATCCGAGTCAACGCATACCCTGACAGCAGTTTTTCCCGCTGGCGTTTCCTTAAACTTCTGAAATTCTTTATCCCTTATATTACCCGCCACTCAAAAACCCCCTTGGCTTTGAAGTGTAAAACCACGCTACATGGTTTTTGCCATCGTAATAAATTGTTATCATGCCTAACTGCTGACCTGTTGCGGCTTGTAATTTAAGCAGCATATTTTGCAAGTCCTCAGACGTTTCAGCCTTTGCTTGTTGCGGTGCAAATTTAGACCATGATGCGCTCATATAAAACCTTTAATAGTGCGGCCAGGGTATAAACCCCAGCCGCTAATTATTAACCTACTATTATAGAGCAGATCCTAGTAATACGCCACGCTTACCGCCGTCAAGTGTTTGCCCGCCGTAAATGTGTGAAAGCGAAACGCGATCAGCAAGGTTTGCAAGGTCGCGAATCATTTCAAATTTAACGCCTTGCTGTTCAGCAAAAGCGACATGTGAAGGGTGCCAACAGACAGCGCCAAGGTCTGCAACATTGTTACTCATAACAACATCAAAACCGTAGACACGACCGAGGAAACCATTTACACGAGGTGCGCCCGCGCCAAATTTATCAGCATCAACAAAGCCCGCCACTTGTAGCATGGCCTTTTCACTGGTAGGTGAAATTGCTAAATACCTTTGCTCTTGTGGGACCGACTGTTGGTTAAGTAATTTTCTAGCTTCAAGTATGTCTTCCTCCCCAATTTGTGCAGCCTGGTAAGCAACCCTATGATCAGGTGCAGTAGAAGACGTTGCAGCGATAAGACCATATACAAATGCGTCACGCGCCTCAGCAATTTTCTGAGCTGCCTTGTCAATCATATCGCTCATGAGCGCTGGGTTTGCTTGCAGTCTTGCAAAGTCCTCAACCAAATATTGAATTGCTTTGTGCTGATTTAAGGCCAAAATGTCAGTGCTCCAAGTAAGAGCCTGAGCATCCATAGCAGTACCCTCGGTCTTGGTTTGGACCGACGGCAAGTCAGATTTTGGGATCTCAACTTGTTTCATTCCTGGCCCAGCCTGGTATCTGCCTACTAGCGGTGTTAGTAGCTCCTTTTGAATAAGTGCATCTTGAATCAAACTTGAGATAATATCAGCACTTGTTGCATCTGTGTTTGTTGAAAAAGTTAGTACATCAGCCATTTTATTTTTCCTTTATTTATTGTTTTACGGATCTATCAGCTAACAATTGCAGCTTCTGATCTCGCGTCAGTTTTTCATTAGGGCTTTTACCCACGCTTGCTTGATGACTCACTCCAGGTACGGGATGACCAAAAAAACCGAGGCTTTGAAATTGCTCGTGAAAATCCTTTGCAGCATCCTCAGCGCCAATAACTACTCCAGTGTCAGGGTCAATCATAACTTGATTGGCATCCATCAAGCGAAACGCAGATTCAACATGCAAAGGATTTAAGCCACGCTTAAATAACTCATCACGGATAGCACTCATTTTTTTGCCATCTGTAACTTTGTTTTGAAGCGAGCTGAAACTTTCCTCAGCAACCCTACGTTTGTCTTGTTCTTTTGACCAAAGCTCTTTGTATTGCTCATTCTTTTGCAAGTCGCTTTCCTTTGCCTCAGCTATTTGCTGTTGCAATGATGCTAGTTGCTCTTGAAGATCAACATTTTTACGAGTCGTATTTTCCTTTTCTTTTCGCAGCTTATCTACGAATGTCTGGGGATGACTCCCAGCCGCTTCATTATCACTCACCCCGCTGGTAGCTTGCGATTGCTCAGTTGCTGATTCACTATTGGTCTGGTCTGCGCCACTGGTCACAGAATTGGCACCACTGGTTGCCGGTTGTTGTGTGTTCATTTTAATCATTCTCCCTTGTTTTATCAAGTTATTGTTTTGGTTATAAAAACTTTTTGACTATACGTAAAATATGCTCACGAGTAATACTGTCAACCATTTGAGTGATCAGTTGTTGCTCATCCTTTGTTAATGCAAAGAATGGTCGGCCATTCCTAGATACTTTTTCCGCTACCTGCTTATTAGTCAAGGAAGAACCTGTGCGCGATGTGCCAGCTATATTTAATTCAAAACCCCTAGCGGTTAGTGATATCTTTATAGCCTTTAAAAGTTGACCCGTATAAGTGAGGTTAGACTTTCTGCCCGATGTGATTGAGTGCTGACCGCCGCCAGGGTTTTTCTTACGCCAAGCTGCGTAACCTGGCGAAACCTTATCAATCTTGTCAGGCCCAGGTGATTTTACGTCATCACTACTGACACCGCCGCCAGCTTGCGTGCGTAGCTTAATAACGTCCCTAGCTTCTGCGGCTAGTTGACTCTTATTCTTGCGCGTAAAAATACCGCGCTCCATTTCAGCCAACATATTCTCAAAGTCTTTTAAGCTACCCGCCACGAGTACCTCCCGCAGCAATATCAAACGCGCCTAGACTTATGTCGGCAGAAATTGCAATACTTGCCGCAGTCTCAGCACTAGCACTTATTAATTCTGCACCTGATACCAGAGCGCTAACCGCGCTGAATAAGTCGGCGGCCTCCTGACCCTCACCAGCATTGAATTCTTTTATAACTGACTTAAGTATTTTGACTTGATCTTCTTTTTTAATTCCCCAAAAATCTCTAACCGGCAAAGACCCAGACCCATTGATATGACCCTTGGCTTTTTTTTCTTGAGCTGTCGATGCAAAGCCCAGCTCAACACCCGTGGGCGTGGTCTTTTTAACAATCATTGATGCTTGCATTTTACCCGTTAACTTGAGGTTGATGTCATTCTTACTCTTGCCGTAAACCCTAAAAGCCAATGACTCTTGATATCCCTCTGAATATTCACGCTTACCTTTTTGACTTTTCGCTCCCTTGAATTGACTATCCCTTTTATCTAACCCCTTAAGCGTGCGTTTCTTAATTTCATCAATAACCCTATTGCCAAACTCACGCTTGATAGCGTCACGCTTGACGAATGAGGCTAGGCTTTTTTTAGATTGCCTACTCTCATTTGATGAGTTCAAAATATCCATAAGGTCAAAGGTTAGTTTAAGCTTAGGCATTAAGCGTCCTCGTTGTCATCGTCCTGTTCTTGCTCATCATCACTTTTTGCAAAAGGATTAGCCGTTCCGCCCATTGCTTTTTGAGCTTCCTGAATACGCTCTTTATTTTCCTTACCGATCTCATCAAGCAAGTCGTCAATTTGCTCATCATCAAGGTCTGGGTTAATGGTCTGGACAGCCCTTTTATTAGTGGTAAATCCCTCTTGCTTTTTCATTGCCTCGACCTCTACCAACTCCTTATCACCGATGAATGGCTTAGGGTCTGCAAACTTAATTGCTAATTTAAAGTCGTTTGAGAATGCGCCGATATAATCTTTATGAACAGCGCCCGACTTGACCCATACAGGTAAGACTTTATGCGCAAATTTATTCCAATGCTCGGCCTCGCCGTCACGGAAAAATTGCTCTTGATCAAGCTTATCTTCATTTGAAACCGCTTCATCCAAGAGCTTTGCCACGCCTGACGCTGGATTGCTTGCTTGCATCTCACCCGTAACCTCACCCGCGCTCAGGTTTTTAGTCGTTAGCAGTGTTGCAACCATATTCTCAATTAACATTACTGCCTTTTCAATTTGCACGTTTGGGGTAACGGTTGAGAATGTAGCACCATCAGGCAATGATAAAATAGAGTTTGGCGACATATCTACATTTTCATCACCAGCGCCAGTGATAACATAGGTTGACCACAATTGAAATTTTGAGGCAAACGCTAAATCAGTATAAAGCAATGGGATGACAATTGACATATTCACTAAGTCATCATCGCTAATCGGTATCAAGTTTCCATCGTCCGATTCTGCAATGTATGTCTGTGGGATAACCCCAAACGGATTTATACCACCTGGATTTTTCAGAGCATTCATCTCAGCCATTTGCGGCATACCATCACCGTTAACAATCCAGAAAGAGTCATCAGTATATATATGATATCGTGACTTTGATGAATCATCAGCGTTGACGTTGATGTGTTTCACGAGCTGGGTCATACGGTCAGGTTCCACGGGATCATCGCTCATAACTGTATAATTATGCGATGATAGCGTGCGCATTCTTGGAATACCTTCATGATCTAAAAACGGATCTAATACGGTATGCTTAAAGTTTTTAAATCCACGGTTTGCAAACTTCATTTTTTGATTAATGCGA